CAAACTCGCAAATTGAACCTGAGAATCCTTTTATAGGATTAACAGTTACCCCAAGCATACCTAGAATTTTACTGTATCGTTCAGCGGTTGTTAAATCACTGCAAGCTTGATCGTCTCCTAAAACCGAATATTTGTTCAGTCCTAAGGTACAATCTTGGCCGGCACTCATAAGAGCAATTGCGTTTATGAAATGATTAGTTAAGGATAACATAACAAAAGATGATAAGACACCCATCGGTTGACCTACGGAGTAGGTTACCAACTGAGGGTATGGTCTTGAGACTAAATAAGGTCTATTAAGAATATGTTCCCAAATGTTACCAGGAATACCTAAAACAAGGAGAATATCTCTTTGTAAGGCAACCGGTAATCTGTCAGTTGCAGCCGATAAATCGGATGAAACTACAATTTGGTTTCTAGGATTATTTATCTTAGATAACATAAGATTAACAGGCTTTATTTGATCAAAAGTACCATCTTCCGGTATTCTTTTAAGAATATCCGATATAACATCGTGCAGGGGTTTGAATAAAACCTGTGTCCACCAATCAGTAATACCAACCACTCTAGCTTTTTGTCTAGCCTCCTGTACTATCGCCAATCTACCGATTTGTAACCTGTTTAAAGGGTTTTTAAACAATTCGGAAAGATAGACGATACAAGAAGGTATGAATAATAATATTATTAAAAATATCATTAAACATAAGTGAAAGTAATACTTGAAGTGTATACACCATCTTAGATGGCCTATTAGGATGTTAGGTCTTAACATTAATGCTATAAAATCATAACCAATTGATGCATAAACAATATTGGCGTTAACCCCCGCCTTTGAGGGTATAAAATATGTTGGTGAAGGTAGTCCGGTTATTTTCGGAATACCCATGGCTTTTCTAATAGTGGCAAGTGTTTTAAAATCAAGTGATTTTATTACACCTTTGTGGGGATCAGTAATAGAGTTTAATTTAACTTTATGATGACCGCTACATGCTCTATAAAAGTTAAGACATGATAAAATACATTTAACTAATTGCAAGTATTCTTTTTGAATATCCGCATTAGCGTATTTAAATTTCACTATTATATTTCGTATCTCTAAAGGCAGAATCGTAGGTAAGTTACTTCTTGTTTTCTTTACCCAATAACTTTTATCTATTAACACCTTACCATTCAAATATGACAGTATTAATCTGAAAACTTCTCCATAGTATTTCGTAATCCAAATTACACCGGAATTCTTCCAGTGTCTTTGAATAAGCGGAATCAATGAGAGAATAATTTTCTTATTTTTACCAGTAATATTACAG